AAGGATACAACAGACAATGTCGTTGATTTCATTTGGAAATCTGTCTGCGAATATGATTCAGCGATTTCCAGAAAAGCCATTATTGAAGCCCTGCAAAACAAAGAACTCGTTCTTCTGCTAGACGGATACGATGAAATACAGTCTTCTGCCAGAGAATCTTTTCAGTCGGATTTAGAGGCATTCATTAAGTCATACAATGGGAATACGATTATCATGACTTCCCGTCCAATTTATGACTCATTTGTATCCTTCTCGAAATTCTCTGTATTCGACATAAAGCCATTAACAAAACCACAGGCATTAGAGCTTGTAGGAAAGCTGGAGTTTTGGGATGACGTTGCAAAGAACAATTTCATGAAAGCATTGGACAGCAAGCTGTATTCCTCACACTGGGAATTTGCCAGCAATCCACTGCTTCTGACCATTATGCTGATGACATATTCCGCGTTTGGAGAAGTGCCAGCAAAAATGCATGTATTTTACAGCAAGGCATATGAAACCATGGCTCGTCTGCATGATGCTTCAAAAGGTTCATTTAAGAGACCTCTTCATACCAATCTGACACCTGAAGAATTCTCAAAGTATTTTGCTGAATTCTGTGCAAGAACATATCGTGATGAGATATTGGAATTTGATGAGCGCTCTTTTACTGCATATATGACCAAAGTTCTGCGAGGAAGTACCGCCGAAAGCAACAGAATTACTCCTCATGATTTTCTTCTTGATCTCACAGACAACCTCTGCATCATGTATCGAGAAGGAAGTACCTATTACTTTATACACAGATCATTCCAAGAGTATTTTGCCGCAGTTCATTTTTCTTCGGAATATGATGCTAAACTAACACGAATCGGAAATTTCTTTGAGGGAATGAAGAACCGTAATTATACGGATAAAACATTTGATATGATGTATGATATGATTCCCGATAAAGTTGAACGCTTCATTTTCCTGCCATTCTTAGAGAAACTCCTAACTGGATACTCTCAAAAAGGTGAAGATGAATATTGGGAATTCTTAGAGAATCAATATCCATTTTTAAACTACGAAGAAGGAGAAGTTGGTGACAGTTATCTTTTAAGTCCACAGTCATTCTTGTACAAGGCAATTATTAAGTTCAAAAACATGGATTATGCTTTTGATATTGACTCCGTAGAATGGCCTAGTCAGATTTATGATCTTCCCACACAAAATTGGGTAAGAGTATATAGTGAATTTGCAGAAGACGATGGGTTCCTTAAATACCAAGACCCTGCCGATATTGATGAGTCTGTATTAGATGATACAACACTGATTCCAGAAGAACAGCTCCCGTATCAATATGATCGTTATTTCGGTTCTCCCGATAGTACCGGACTTATAATTGAAATTGAAATATATGAACTAAGAAAATACGCATATAAATATCGAGAAATTCGAGAATGCATGGAAGACACTGACTTTCCTTTAATGCGTGAATTCCTGGAAGTTAAGGAATATTACAAGAAGTTAAAAGAGAAAACTGAAAAAGAGGATGCTTCAGATGATCTCTTTGATGATTAAGAAAGGACCCCGCTGTAATGAGAATCAGCTACAACAAACTATGGAAACTGCTTATTGATAAGAACATGAACAAAAAAGATTTAAGGGAAGCAGCCAGAATAAGCTCTGCTTCTGTTGCAAAGCTTGGAAAATGCGAGCACATCACAACCGATGTGCTTCTTAAAATTTGCGTTGCACTAAACGCACATCTGGAAGACATTATGGAAACAATTGACGATTAACGGAGGTATCTCATGAAATTACTATATTCAAATATCCTTCCAATTGGAACAGAGGATAATCAGCAGACAATCACAGACTGCTTTGAAGAACAGCTTTCAAAATCTGACCGTATAGAAATTGCTGTAGGCTATGTATCCCGTGCATCACTGGATGAGCTGGACAGTCTTGTTGAAAAATATCACATCAGGAATATTTGTCTGAATATCGGAATGTACTATATAGAAGGCATGCCGGAAGGTTCCTATCACGCAGCACTCAAGTTAAATAAGAAATGGATTGCAGACGGAATCGGTGAAGTCCGCATAATTCGTACTTTTAAGTATCACGGAAAAGTATACTGTTTCTATAAAAGTGGAGAACCTTTCGCTGCAATCATGGGATCTGCTAATTTGGGAGTTCTGAAGATGGAAGCATCCAATCGCAGACAATATGAATTATCATCTTTAACAACAGAAGCTGACGAATGCAAAGAGATATCAGAGCATGTTCTCCGCTTAAAAATGCCAAACTGCTCTGCAAATATTGGTGATATTACTGATATGCCTCTTATTTTTGAAAAGAATACTGCCCTTTCCGGCATTGAACTTGTTACAGAGGTTCCACCTTCAAATGTTGAATTTTATAAGCGCTGTATGACCTATGCATCTTTCCTTCTGCCACTGAAAGTACCTGCATATGATGAGCGTCACATTGATGATAAAAAGCATTATACAAAATCAAATGTAAATGTTTGTTATGCAGCACCACGAAACAAGAGAAAATCACGTGACTGGTATGAAACCCAGCTCACTGTCGCAAAAGAAATCACGCATATAGAAGGATATCCTGAAAAGAATGTTCCATTTTTTGTTGTTACAGATGATGGTTATTGGTTCAAAGCACACACTACAAGCGATGGCAACAAACAATTTAGTGCTGTTGGTGACGAGTTAATCATGGGGCGATGGCTTAAAGGCAGACTTGCCGCAGCTGGTTTAGTTGCACCTGTAAATGATACTCAGAAGGATACAGATCGTTTGGGAATGATTACAAAGGAAATGCTCCAAGAATATGGCTGCGAAAACCTTTATCTGAAAAAGACCGGGCAGACAGCTCTTGATGAGGATGGAACTGCACTTGATGTTTGGATGCTTTCATTTAAACCGAAGGACCAGGAAGGAGATGACGAATAATGCCATATTTAAAGAATTATCTTGATAAGATTATCGAACGCGGAAATGTTGGACTTGCAGAATCCATTTCCAATACCGCAGAAGAAGTGGGAAATAATTATCTGAAAAACTTCTCCTTCACTAGTCACGAAATTGGTTTATTGCTTGGCAATGTACAATCCGGCAAAACAGGACAGATGTTCGGAATAATGAGCAAGGCTACTGACCTCGGCTTTCCCGTTTTCGTTCTTCTTACTACAGATAATGTCGTTCTTCAGCAGCAGACTCTTGATCGCGTAAAAGCTGATTTAGACGGATTCTGCATCTGCGGAGAAAATGACGCGCGAGTATTTGCAGACAACAGCCTTATGCTCCCTACTATCGTTGTATTAAAGAAAAATGCACGAATCCTAAAAGTGTGGGCTAACATATTTAACTCAACTGGATTTATGCGCGGAAACCCATTGTTCATTGTTGATGATGAGGCTGATGCAGCATCTCTGAATACATTAGTCAATAAGAATCGTCAGTCTTCCATAAACAAATATCTGGAGTCAATTCGCAATGGTGCCGCAAGCAGCTTGTACCTCCAGGTTACAGGAACACCACAATCTATTTTCCTTCAGACCCGTGAATCAGGATGGCATCCATTCTTCACTCACTACTTCAAACCGGGAAAGAGCTATCTTGGTGGTGACTTCTTCTTTCCGAAAACAGGAAAGCCCGATTGCATAACATATCTGGATAACTTGAATGAGCCAGAAAGAGAAGTTGTAATAAGACATCTTCTTGTATCTGCACAAATCCTAGCATCCGGAGGAACAACCTCTACATGCCTGATTCATCCAAGCGTCAAACAGGCTGTTCATCAGAAATTTGCAGACAGTATCAAAACCGAACTTGACTGGTGCAAGGCAAACTTAGCTGGTGATCTTGCTGCTGAATTACGAAAACAGCACACTCTGCTGACTCCAACTAAATCCAATGCAGTTCCTTTTTCAGAAATCATGAATAAGGTCACAGAACTTTTGAACAATAATGAAATCAAAGTTCTTGTTATGAATGGAAAAACAGATGTTGAAAGTTCAGAATATGCATCTGGATGTAATTTCGTTATTGGCGGAAACACACTGGGACGAGGCGTTACATTCCCTGGTCTTCAGACTATTTATTATACAAGAACCGCTAAGAAACCACAGGCTGATACCATGTGGCAGCACAGCCGTATGTTTGGCTATGACCGTGACCCTGGCATTATGATGGTCTATATTGATGAAAGATTGTATAAATTGTTTGCGGATATCAATGCTACAAACAATGCGATTATTTCACAGGTCGAGCAGGGCATTGATGATGTAAAAATTTATTACCCAGAAGGACTTAATCCTACAAGAAAGAATGTTCTGGATACGGATCATGTTGCCGCTATATCCGGCGGAACCAATTATTATCCGTTCAATCCAAAGAACAATACTATCAATCAGATTTCAGACCTTCTCTCCTCTTTTGACGATGACGAGCCATATTACCAGGTAAGTCTCCGCTTAATGAAGGAGGTGCTGTCTCACATCGAAACTGGCCCTGATTTTAAACTGCCGTCTTTTATGTCTATCATTGACACAATACTTGCAGAGAATCCAACAACTCAGGGCATACTCATTGTTCGAAGAAACAGAGATGTTGCACAAGGGACTGGTGCTTTGCTGTCACCAAATGACTGGCAGCTTGGAGGTTCTTTCCCTCGCAAGGTTGTTCTTACCATGTACCAAGTTACCGGAAATAAGGGCTGGGGCGGCAAGAAACTGTGGGTTCCAAATATAAAACTGCCGGAAGGTGCTATTTACTATGATATAATTGAGGATTGA